ATAATACTATCACACTACCTGGTGGCAATGGTAGTGCTAATCAGTTCTATAAGAATTCTGATACTGCAGGAATTATTACTCACTCCTCAATGACCGAAAGTTCTTCGGGTGTGATTAGTATTGGTGACATTGATATTAATGGTACAACAAGAACTATCACTACAGGTGTTGGTCAGACAGTCGGATTTAGTACAGATATTGAGGTCCAAGGATCAGTCAGTATCAGTAGTGGAAACTTAGTACTTGCAAGCGGCAACGGCATTGACTTTAGTGCCACTGCTGACGGCTCTGGCACTATGAACAACGAACTCTTTGATGATTACGAAGAGGGCATCTGGCAGCCAAAGTTCTTTAATGACCAGAACGGTGCGACTACCGTTAGCACTGGAAGCAGAGCTGCAAAATATGTAAAAATTGGAAGAACTGTTTACATCAGTTGCTACATTCAATGCAGCTCTAAGGGAACAAACACAGGAGGCGTATCAGTTGATAATTTACCCTATGCATCTGATACAAATGGCCAGCTTCATTATGGTATAGCTGTTGGGTTTTTTTCTGGTTTGACAAGCAATCACAGCACTTTGTATGCCACAGTTCAACCAAATACCAATTGGTTACTTTTAAGAAAAGTCGCCGGCACTGCTGACATTTCAGTAAGCTCTGTTGTAGCGTCTGATATTACCAACGGTTTTGACCTTATTCTTGGTGGCTCTTACATAACAGCCGACTAAATCTGCTTAATTACAACTTAAGCCCGCAACGGCTCATAAATACTTCACGCCTAACCCTGTTTAATTCGGAGGATTATCCTAATGGCACTTTCTGAAAGACAAGAAAACGACAAGATTGAAGTTGTCGGAAAATACAAAGCAGTTCAAGTACGTAGAGCTGATATCGTTGAGAGAGACGGTACAGAGATTGCACGTACTTTCCATCGTCATTGTCTGATGCCTGGTTCAGTTGATGCAGATGACAACTGGACTGATACTGACATCAGTGGTGAAGATGCAGACGTTCAAGCAATTTGTAACGCTGCATGGACACAAGCAGTCAAGGATGCATATAAGGCACACTTGATTGCTACCAGAGACGCACTCTGATAAATACCTAAAAAGATATTGAGATGAGTACCTTAAAGACTAATAATATCGAACACTTAGATGCCTCTACTCCTGCCATTCAGGTGGCAGTGGGTGGAGGTGTCAATATTACTGGTGTGACAACTGTTGGAGATAATCTTACAATTGATGGTGTTAATCGAAATATTACAACAGGTGTTGGTCAAACAGTTGGTTTTGGAACTGATATTTCTATAGGTGGAAATCTTAAGAGTAACGGAAATTCTTTTGTCTTTCCAAGTTCTGGAGGTACTCTTGACCGCCTTGAGCGTGCTGGAAATATCTTGCAGGTTGTTCAGACAGTTAAGTCGGATGCTGATAGTTACGCTTTGGTTTCTGGCGGACTTTCTGCAAACATTATTGAAAAATCAATTACTGTTTCTGCTGGTAGTAAGGTCTTAATAATGTGCAGCATGGTCATGATGGCCACTACTCCTAGTTACGGTTTTGTATTTAACCGTGATGGAACCAGTATTGGAATTGCTGATGCAGATGGTAGCAGGTTTAGAGCTACTGCCCTTGGGTATTCTGATCCTGATAGACAGGATTCAACAGAAAGCATAACCGCTATGTTTTTAGATACCCCTGGCTCTGCGGGTACATATACTTATGCAGTAAAGATTAGACATGCAAGCAGCATAACTCAAACTGTGTATGTAAATTTATACGAAAACGATAGCGATCAAAGCAAGCTAATGCGACCAATTTCACACTTCACTTTGATGGAGGTAGCAGGATGAAAATTAAAGCTACGTATCTTCTTTATCCAAACGCTGTAAGAGTTAGTAGCACTTATGGTGCATTTGACTCTGACGGCAACAAAATTGAAGTTGATGAAGCTGCTGTTGCGGCTAAAGTCGCTGAACTTGAAGTTGAGTATCAGTGGAAAGAACTACGCCAAGAGCGTAACCGTCTAATCGCTGAAACCGATTACCTGGCGTTGTCTGACAGCACTCTGACTACTGAGATGGCTACTTACCGCCAAGCCTTGCGGGATCTACCTGCAAACACTACTGATCCAACTAACCCTGTTTGGCCTGTCAGACCAGTTGAATAAATAACTAAAAAGTCTCACGATGTCTAGAATTAGAGCTGACAGATATACCAATAGAGAAGGGACTGGAGCTCCAACATTTGCTGATGGAGTGAACGTTGTAGGTATCTCCAGTCTTGGTATCACAACTGTGACTGGAGTTGGACAGACTGCTCTTACGGTAAATGGTGATGCAAGAATCACTGGAGTTCTGACAGTTGGTCAGGGTTCAGTTACGATTGATGGAACATCAGGAAACTCAAGTATCACTGGTGTTACAACCGCAGGTATTGGTTCTGTCTATGGTGTTGATAGTATTAATGACTTAGGTTTCCCTAATGCTGGTCCGCTAAGTAACAGAAACCTCATCATCAATGGGGCGATGACAGTGGCGCAAAGGGGTACAAGTCACACTTCACAACACAATATTAACAACTACGGTGTTGACCGTTGGCAAGTAGTTTGCCCAAACACTTCCGCAGTTTTAGTACACAGTCATGAAACTACTGGTGGACCTGAAGGTTTTAACAACTGGCTAAAAATATCACCATCAACAGCAGACACTACTATTTCTCCAAACGACTACAGTTCCGTTGCACAAAAAATTGAAGGATATAATTTTGCTTCTGCACAATATGGCCTTAGTGACGCAAAAGAAGTAACTGTTAGTTTTAAATTTAAAACCAACAAGGCGGGCACTTATTGCATAACTCACCGCAATAACGTAGCAGATAGAAACTACATTCACGAATTTACACCAGTTGCTGATGGTAATTGGCAAACAATTACTTATACGGTACCTGGCGACACTACTGGAACTTGGGAAAAGACAAATAATATTGGTTGGCGTTTTGAGATTTTTTTGGCAAACGGAACAACTAATCAATCATCTACAACTGACACATGGTTTGGCGGCTCTTATTATCACTCAACTCCCAACCAAGTCAACTTTCTAGATAGCACTTCCAACGAGCTTGGTATTACTGGAGTTCAAGTAGAGTTAGGTTCCAAGGCTACCCCGTTTGAACATCGGAGTTTTCACGACGAACAACTAAAGTGTATGCGTTATTACCAACATTTTGGTAATGCTTTGGCAAGTGATGACGGGACAGACGATGGGTTTATGATGTTTCATAATTGGGCAACGACTACTGCTTATGGTGCTCAGAAATTTATAGTTCCAATGCGTGCGCGTCCTTCACTTACTTCACCTTCTTCTGGTTTGACTTACTATAGTGGTGGTAGTCTTGATAGCAGTATTAATTTAGACCTTATTGGGGCAAACACTAATAATGGTGAGCTTAGAATTAACGACGTAAGTGGTTTAACTCAAGGAACTTCAGGTTGGCTTAGAATTGAAGGATCTGGAGCCTACATTGCCTTTTCTGCGGAGCTTTAAAATGACTGTATCTTATCAACTTATTGCAGGTATTACTGGAACAGTAAAAGCTGTTAAACGAACGGAACCCGATCAGATCGATCTTTGCATCCCCTTTGACCCTGCTAACACCGACTACCAAGAATACCTAGCTTGGCTAGCCGAAGGTAACGAACCATTACCTGCTGACTCGGAATAAATAACTAAAAAGTCTTCAGATGTCTAGAATAAGAGCCAATAACATTGTCAATGGTGCTGGTACTGGAGCTCCTACATTTCCTAATGGTGCAATCATTAGTGGAATTGCAACAGTAAATGCTGACATTGATTCAAATAGTAATCTTACTGCTAATCAGATTACTTCATTACAATCAATTGGAGTTGGTACTGGGGCAACTGTTACTAATCCCGCTGATAATGAACTCGCATTCAACACTAATGGAGTTGAGAGAGTTCGTGTAGATTCAAGTGGCAATGTTGGTATTGGTACTGATGAACCAACAAAGGCATTACATTTATCTCAAAATTCTGATGTTGCAATAAGATTACAGGCAAGAAATGCTAATGTAGATAATACATCGTGGGAAATTGTAGTAGGTGGAAATGCATCAAATGATGCCGAGATGATTTTTAGAACCAGAAATGATGCAGGAACTGGTGGTTCTGAGATAGCCAGATTTACAACTGGTGGAGATTTAAAATTTCCTAGTGGTGGTGGTATTGACTTCTCTGCAACATCTGATGGTTCAGGAACATCTACATCTGAAGTTCTAGATGATTATGAAGAAGGTTCTTTTACCCCGTCTCTTTCAAGTAGTGGAGCTTTTAGTTGGACTGCAGGTTCTGGGAATATTGGTTATTACACAAAGGTTGGTAATCTTGTAACTGTATGTGGAACAGTAGTTTGGACAAATTTTACTTATGCAGGAACTTTGTATCTAGATGGGTTTCCTTATACATCAACTAATTTAGTTAATTACCGAGTTGCAGGAACATTTGGCGGTAGCAACAGTGGTATGTACTGCCCAGGTAGTTACGACCAATTAGGATTGGCAATAGACCCAAATATGGCTCGCGCCTTTGTTCTTGCTATAAATTATAGTATTACTAGTGGTACAAATTATACACACCAACCTGGTGTACCAACCGCAGGATCTCAATATGGATTTTTTATACAATATATGACCCAATAATAAGATCAAAACTATTCCTAAACCTGTTTAATTCGAAGAATAATCCCAAACCACTTGACAAACTGTCACAACTGACCTCCACTTTTACGAGTGGGGGTTTTTTGTAGAGTTATTACAACATATTTCAGAGGTTTTGTCAACTCTTGACAAGGTTTCAAAATACCTGTAGAATAGGTTTGTTGGGATTGATAATGAACT